GGTATGGGTGTCTATGGAGAAGGGTTGATGCTAGGGAGATTCGGAGAAAGTCCTGTCCGGATCTTAATGTAAAAGAGCGCCACTCTAAATGTGCCAGGCAGTACTAGGAGATCTCCGAGTCACTTCGCTAAATTGCTATATATTGCTATGAAGTGATTCGGAAAGTACTCCGAGAGGTATTGGCCCCCCCTCCGAGACTGGGGGCTTGAAGGTTTACTTTTACGGGACTCCTAAAATAAAAGACGAAAGTCTATAAGAGGCCACCCCCAAAATCTCTAAGGGATCTCAAAAGGAATTCTCAAAAAAAATTTTCTTAGGTAGCAAATCTACCGAAAACCAAAAGTTATGTGAAGTCAGATTCTTAGATCAAATTATTCTCAGAATCGCTCAAAAAGTATTTGACTCCAACTCCAATTTCGTTTACAATATACACATCAATTAAAACAAGGAACCATTCAGAATGGCGTATGTATCTAAAGAAACCAAGCAAGTGATCGCTCCAGAGATCAAGCGAGTTCTCAAGAAGTGGAAGATGAAGGGTTCGATTTCGGGTCAGGGTTCCGCGACTCTGAAGGTCACGATCAACGAAGGCCCGTTTCCTCTTCCGAAGATTGCAAACCGTCATGTGTATCAGTATGATATGTACCAAGTGAATCCGTACTGGTATCAGGAAGCAGAAGGTCTCTCTGGGTCTTGGAAGAATTTCTTAACTGAATTGGAAGCAGCCATGAAGGGTTCGATTTGGTTTGACAAGTCCGACTCTATGACTGACTACTTTCACACTGCATACTATATTGATATGCAGATTGGTTCCGGTACTAAAGAATATCGGTTTGAACCTAAACTCCGAAAGGCTTTGTTGAAGTCTGTAGGAATCGCATAAGGAATTTACTATGAGTGAATTGGAAATCTATCTTGACTATTGGCACATATCCAAAACCGATGGTACGTTTATCTTGAACGGAAAGTATGCAGACTACATTGAAGGTCTCAAGCGTATTTTCGAAAAGGAACGAATAGATACCTTGGATCGAGCGACAAAGGCTGTCGCGTTGTTGAAAGTTGGAGAAAACTATGGATAGTTTAGCAATGATCAAGACGGAAGTTTTAGAGCAACTTCTTACCATCGAAAAACGACTTCGCGCAATCGAAGATTCTCTTGAGGGGATTCCTCAGATTTCTCAGTTGAACGGACAGAAGATTGCATACGAGCACGTTCTGAAGCTTCTGGATATTCACGCGGAGTATCAGGTGAAGATGTCTGAGATTTCAACTCGCGAGGTGGGTGATTATGTCACAGGACGTTAAATACTACAGAAGTGCTCTGGGTGGAATGCGAAAGACTCTTCTAGAGGAATTAGAATTTGCTCAGAGTTTTCTGGACGAAGGTGTTCAGAATAAAGATTTTCTTGCGAGACTCTCTGCATCCACTGAAGTTCTGCATTCTGTCATTGAGATGGTCGATGAAATTCTGGTTGAATCGGTTGAGTCTGAGACTGAACGGAATGCATTAAGGTCTACTCCAGAGGGTCAAGAAAATTAGCGCGGAAAACCAGCGCGTTTTCCCTAAATAGTTTTCTAAGCTTATCGGAGAGTTAACACAATGGCGACAATGGGGAAAAACGAAGCGTCTTTCGCGAAACCGTATCTGCAGATGATAGCATCCGATATTCAGAATAGAAAACCAGTTCTGATGTCGGATAGGAATCGCGTCACACTGGATAGAAACAATCGTGATATCAAGAGGTTTCTAACTATAGTTCGAACCAAGAATGATGCTCAGATGCGAAATGTTCTTCTGAAATCGGGTCAGTATTTGCCACTCTTTGAGGGATATAAGTGGACACAGATTGATAAGAGCCCGTACTCAGGATTAGGTGGTGGTAAGTCCGATGGTAAAACCACAGCAATGCAAGAACGAGCATCTCTTTTCGCTATTCAGAAGTCCATAGAGAACAACGGATATAATAACCAGACGCAGTTCTTTAAATTGTATAGAGAAGACTTAAAGAAAATCTATCCGGATATGAATGAAGAGTGGGAAAACGGTATATTTCAACAACAACTCACCACACAAAGAGAAGTTGGTAACACTCGTTATGCCCACTACAGTCGCGATGATGGCTTTATGGACTATATCACGCAAACCTGTAAACAACTATACGGCATTTCTCAAAAAGATAACTGGAATCCGGCGGATGTTTGGTTGGTTTCCGATTTGAATGCGGTTAGGAATGAACTGAATGCAAAAATAAGAGACAATTCAACATCTCTACAGGAGTTTAACGCAATTCTACGCACCATGTTTAAAGAAAGAAAGGTCGTAGGCATATCTCTCAAGAAGATTTCTGGTCGAGTCGCAAGGTGGGAACTCACCAATATGGATAACGTGGATGTTTTCGAAGATGGAAAGTATGCATACAGTTATAATAGTAACTCCACTAACTATTTTTCTCTCAAAAATGATTCAGAATTTCATTCTTCCGATACGGTTCTTCGCATGAACGGAGAAAAGGAACAAAAAATACAGATTCGACAGAATTCTGCAGGGTTCAATAACCTCAAAATGGAAACAACAACTGTCGGAGCATCCTCAGCCCGAGGTGGAAAAGCCCCACTGGACATGGTTTCTAGTATTTTTCGCGATTATAACATAGAATCTTCGCGTTGGAGAAAGAATCAAAACTATCCTAGAACTTTGGATGAGTTTAAATTGAAATCTTCAGTCCATATGGATCGATATATGCAACTTATGTCTTCCGGAAAGATGGAATTGACTAAATTAGGAAGTGTTTCGAAGGAAAAATTTGAAGAAAATGTGTGTGCAGTCTTTTCTTCCAAGAGACCGGACATTGCTAACTCCAAATTGATGCAGTTAGACTTATGTAATATAATATTTTCTCTTTCTGATGCTCAGATTGATAACTTATTGACAGATATTCTGTTTATATCTCAAAAGAAGGGAGATATATTCGGCCCATTTGCAAAATTATACTAGGAGAGTGACATGGCGCAACCACAACAACATCAACCACAACCTACAGAAGAAGAACTGAAGGAAATGAAACGACAAGCTGAAGAAGGAGGCTTTTAATGTATCGCGATGTAATGATTGGCATAGGAAATTCTCTAAAAGATCTTATTGAATTCCATAAACGAGTCTTCGATAGGTTCATGGAGGCTCTCAATCTGGATGAATACGAACTCTCATGGGTAAGTTTCTTCACTGGAGTCGCTCTCACATTACTAGTGATGGCGTTTGTGTGATTTAAATGGCAAAACGAAGAAGAAGCAGGATAACTATCGGAAAAAGATCCGAAGATCCTGCGAAAAATCCATTAAACAACTATGTTGCGAAGTACGCAGCACAGTTCGGCGCGACTGCAAAGACGCACAGAGACAAGACTAAGTATCATAGACCCGATGGTTATGACGAAGAAGAGTCTTAGTCCAAATTAATCTAAAAAAAGTTACTATATTTGTCAAAATATAGTTGACAACATCCCCAATATACCCTATAATAGTGGTTCATTTGATGAGATTGTAAGGAAAGAGAGAAAAATGATTGTTGCTGAAAAAACTTTGCGTGCTTGGGGGACTGCTGTTGGTAAAACAGCAACCGCAATGTACATTGGGGAGTTTCCGATTGAGGGAACCATCACTAGTCGTCGCGAATGTCACGGCGGAAAGATCGAACTTGAAGTCGAGTTGGCAAAAGAAGTCAACGTCATGGGTAAAATTCGTCCGATTGGAACGACTTTGCCGGTTTATGCAGAAGAAGTCTTGGAGATTGTGTAATGATCGCTCAATGTAAAGAAACTCAGCTGGAACTTTTTGCTGCTCCTGACGGACAAGACAAAAAACTGGAAGAATTTATCGAGTACGTTCTTGATTTTTATAGTCCAGAGTCGGAACTTTATCCCGAAATGGCATTCACTAGGGAAGAAGTTGTTGCTGGTTATGCGGAACGACTGATTCGTCACAAAGAACATGAGTTCGAAGGCGACACTGTAGACCGTGAATGGGTTCGCGACATCGTTTTAGAAATGCGAGAGGCAGAATAATGGAAACAATTTCCGCTGGACAATTTGTCAATCCCCTTACAGTCACCAAACTGAAGGTTTATGAGTCCGTAGATGGTTCAGAGATTATTGCTGGATCATCTCGCGGGACTAACGGAACTTGGGTTGCCATCTATGATTGGAACAAGGAAGATAATACGCTTTACCGCATATGCAATCTTACCTCTTCAGAGAACAAAACTCTGATTGAACTTGCGGATTCTCTTTATTACGGAGAATAGTTATGGGGAATATCATAGATTTCCCCGGCGGAGATAAACCGAAGACAGACGAAGATCTGACCGAAAAAGAAAAACGAATTGAAGAAGAGAAGTATGAGACTTTTCTTCGTTACATACATTCTATCCGCGAAAGAATCTATGCAAAGAATGAATTGGATCGTCAAACAGCAGAAGTTTATATCGCAGCAATCAATACAATACTTCCAGAATTGAGAGAAGCGATTAAGTACGCAATGGAAACTGAGATTGACTGGAAGAAAAAATAAAATGGAAAGTATTTGGAAATGTTTTGAAGTTTTTGATTCCAGACCGGAACGAGCACGCCGCGTATTTGAGCTTCAACGATATGCTAAAGAAAAAAATTTAATTCTTAAGTATGAATTGAAACATAACGACAGAGATGTTATTTTATATTACCAATTTTTAGAAAATAAGGAAGAAAGTCAGTATAAATAATATGGCAGAATCGACGATAGAGTCGAATACTCAACCAGTGATTGTATGAAGTACTGCAGACTTCGCTCGTAGGCATGACTTTCCGTTCTCCGTTTCGTTAGGAGATCCCTACCAGCAGCAATCGTCTGAGTGTTGAGGATGACCTGAGTAAGTCATCTAGGATAAAACTGCTCACTTTTGCGGGTATCGTATAAAGGCTATTACGTCAGCCTTCCAAGCTGATCATCTGAGTTCGATTCTCAGTACCCGCTCCAGATAGAGATATTTTGTAATGGATAGTATTGAAAATCTATTGAAGGCCCTAAGTGTCGGGTCAGTAAAAATCACTTACAAAACTGTCAACTCTGGCAGAATAGAGTCTGTGGTCGGAACCATGAAGGGCAACCCGATGCATCAGAATTCTACCAGCGATGTTATTGTGGTACAAAATGTAGAGACGAAACAGTATCAAGATATACGAGTTTCTACGATAAAGGATTGGAAAAAAATATAGAACAATGAGGCGTCTGCGAATTGAGGGAATGCTCTATAGAGAGCCTGAGTCAATTGCCCCCTAGTACTTCAGAGATGGCATTAATCGTGTGGGCAACGCGGTTTCTGTACTATGCACTGAGGATAGGATACGACAAGTTTTCCGATGGGTTGGATTCCCATCCGCCTCTACCCAATATGCTGGATTAGCTCAGCAGGTAGAGCAACTCACTTGTAATGAGAAGGTCGGGAGTTCGATTCTCTCATCCAGCACCAGACAGATTGGGAGTCCCGCTTTATGGATTTGGGCCCATCTAAGTTCAAAGGGGCTCCTAGTCTGACCAGAGAGGAATATGACTGTCTTACGCAAGTGTAAAATATGTGAAGAATGGAAGAAGTTAGATCTATTCGTTATCACAAGTTATTCGCGGATCGGCCCATATCGCGGTACAATTTGTAGACAGTGTAATCGAATCCCCAAAAAAACAATCAGAATAAAGATTCTAAATACTTATGGATTATAAATTAGAGTATGGAGAATCTATTATGGAAAACGAACAAGACTCTAAAAGAAAAGGAAAACCGAATCGGCCAGCGCAATTAGGCCTTCGTACTCTTATGAGTGCGGATAATGTTTTCTTTGATAACCCTCAAGTTAAGATCGAAAGGATTCCCCGAAATGTCGCTGATAAATATATTGTGAGAGTAAGTTATGAACCTGTGTGGGTGAATTCAAATGGCGACTTCAATTCAACTGGCGAGATAGAAGATGTATTTGACATCACTAGACAAGTAAATCAAATCCAAGTAATCTTTAGAATCATTGAGAGAGACGATAAGACCTATAAGACTGGATACGAAGCATACGAAATGCATTGTCCTACTCTTTTGAAAATCGGAAAAGAACTCAATGATATGTTTGGAGTTTGGTTACTATACGCCGCATCAAAAATAATCTATTCAAAAAACGAAAATCACTACAACTTATTATGCGAGGCATGGCAACCGTTAAATCATTGGTAAAAAAAAACTTGACAACTGTAGATTAAATCTGTATAGTGTCTTCCAAGAAATGAAAAAACCTCAATTTCTTTTGAATTGTTTGATATGAACGAGGTGGCTGCGGAACTATACCTTCCAGTTCTAAAATAAGGGTATAGGGTTGGTTGCCAAAAGACCGCGACAACTGTGGGTGATAGAGACTTTTCCTCTCTCCCTCATCAACGCTCTTGATCCCACATTGTCGCACTTATTAGTATATAGGAAAATCGATGTCTGACGATGATGACGGAAAGTATGAAGGGCCTGAAATGACTGAGGAAGAACTTCAACTAATCAAAATGGCGTTAGACTTGGTTGCGAAAAACCGAGAAAAGCGGAAAGAAAATAATGTCTTCAATATAGAAGACTACCGAGAAAAAGATGATGAAGAAAACTAAAGATCGATTTGATCTAGAACAAGATATCCATCAATGTTGGTACATAGTAAATGATATCAATATGTTGATGGAGTATATTTTAGATAATCCGGAATTTACAATGCCACCAAAAACAGAAGATGTTCTTGCAAATAAATTGTTGGGACTCCGAGAGTTGTATGAAATGAGATTTGATAGGCTATGGAATACTTTTCTAGAATCTCATAATCTCCCTTCCGCTAATAAGGAAAATATTGAATGATAATTGAAGCAGCATTAAAGTATGACTTCGATGATGTTTTGATTAGACCTAAGAGGTCAGCTCTCAGATCTAGAGAAGAAGTAGATCTATTTCGATTCCACACATTTAGGAACTTTATACCTCACTCCGGCCATTCTCCTAACCATCCAGAATTTCTCAAGATAGATGACTTTCCATGCTGTCTGGGCCGAGAACCAAATCAAGAATTCCACTATAAGGGAGTTCCGATAATGGCCGCGAATATGGATGGCGTTGGAACTATGGAGATGGCATCAACCTTATCTGATTCTGGAGTATTTACTTGTCTCAAGAAAAATTATAGTTCAGAAGAATTAATAAATTTCTTTAATGACGAGACTCATCTATCAGAATCTGTTGCGGTGACTATTGGAATGACTCTAGAAGATAAAGAGAAGTTGGAACGAGTATATTCTGAAACAAAAATAAAGTATGTCTGTATTGATGTAGCAAATGGATATACAGAAAGATTTTGCGATTATGTAGAAGATATTCGAAATACTTTTCCACATTTAGTTATCATTGCTGGGAATGTCGCAACTGCAGATCAAACTGGAGAACTGATCCTAAGAGGAGCGGATATTGTCAAGGTCGGTATCGGGCCAGGTTCTGTATGTACGACTAGAATTAAGACTGGAGTCGGGTATCCCCAGCTTTCCGCAATCATAGAATGTGCGGATGCGGCACATGGTTTAGGTGGCCATATTATTGCAGATGGTGGATGCCGCACTCCAGCGGATATCGCAAAGGCATTTTGTGCTGGTGCGGATTTTGTTATGATTGGGGGAATGTTATCTGGTCATAAACAAGGTTTGGAAGATGACGCAGAAATAACTGATGGTAATATTACATTCTATGGAATGAGTTCCAAGACTGCAAATGAAACTCATAACGGAGGTCTTAAAGACTATCGTAGCGCAGAAGGAAGAGAAGTATTGATAAAGTATAGGGGAAATGTAGAACCTACCTTACATGACATTCTAGGGGGTCTGAGATCTACCTGTAGTTATATCGGTGCGAAGAATATTAAGAATATGTCTAAGTGCTGCACATTTATTCGCACTACTCGACAGTATAATACTGTCTATGAATCCAATACCATATAACTCTTATAAATAATTATTTGAGGTCAGTATGGCAGAGTCAGTAGGTTCGGACAGTCTTTTATATAACGCCGATGAAGATATTGAGAGTAATGAAGAATTTCTTGCATATTTAATAGTTCCGCCAGTATCTTATTTCCGTAATATACAAACAACCGCAAGAGGAAAGATTCGGGAAGATAGTTTTTTACGAGTAGCTTCAACGAAATCAGAATCAGAAGAAATTCGTGCGGAGTTATTAGAACATTATGGAGTTCGCACTAGATCAATACCTCTAGGAATAACAATAACGGGTGATTCTAACGTGTCAATATCAGTAAAAAGAATTCCAGATCTTGGAGCAAGATATAGAGATCCAGTCGTAGGAGAAGTTTTTCAATATCTGGGCGAAACAAAAACGGTTGGTGGAGAAACTGTTCCCTTCTATGATTTATCCACACAATCGACACAATATGTAACCGAATCTTCGAATAATCTATATTACACAAATCAGAGAGTTACAGACCACATTGCGTCTCCGCCAATAAACGTAACTCCAGCTGGTTTTGAAATTCAGACATACTTAAACACCGTAACTCCCCCAGAAGGAGATAATTCTTTACGACTTGCAACAACTCAATACACAGATAGAGCAATTGCAAGTCTTATAGATGGCGCTCCAGAACTTTTAGATACTTTAGATGAACTCGCAGCTTCGATTGCTGACGATCCTACTTTCTATGATACGATGTTTCGTAGGAACGAAGAAATTCGACAAGAACAAACCAGAACACAAGAAGGATCTGGATTACTTACGGACAGCAATCCACTCGTAATTTCAAGTATAGAATCTGGAAGTGGTACATATAATTCTGGAGATTACAAGACAGAAGAAACTTCAAATTACTTAAAGACTCAAGATTTTGCCGATGCCACTATCTCTGCAAATCTTTTTAATGCGGATTTGCTCTTAGATTCTGCAGTCAACAATTTGCAGATAGAATTAGATGATACACAAACAGGTGCGGGATTAGAATCTGATGGTTCATATACTCCATACACGCAATATAATGATGTAACTGCAACTGATGGGGCACATTATATCCATACTGCACCAGATCTAAGAGAATCAGATAAACTATTAGATACTAGAGTTTATTCAGTTACACTTGGTTCCGGATTAGACTCTCAAGGAAACTATGTTCAGAAAACTGACGCTAACTTTATTGCAGATGCAACTTCATTACAAGATGCAGATGAAAAACTAGACGCTGCATTAAACAGTCAAATAACCTCAGTTCTTTCAACTTTAAGAACCGAAAGAGCAACCGCTATTGCAACTGCAGAACAAACACTGAATGCGACTATTAGTGTTGAAAGAGATAGAATTACGGTAGAGTCCGGATTACTTACTAATCTAACCAGTAGACTAGAAACCAGAGATGAAGATGGCAATTTATTAACTG